CATAAAATGTGGTGCGTCAAAAGTGGATGTAATGATTCCTTCTTTATTGCTTAGTAATAGAAAATATGATAAATTTCGTGAAGATGTCAAAACTAATCAAGAATTGTGTTTATCAAATAATGTAGAAATTAATTATGTTCTAGAATATCGCTTATTTGATTATGTGGTATTAACTAAAATAGCTGACATATTATATCATAATGATATTAAAAAAATCTATCCTTCTAGTGGATATATGCTAGATAATATTAATGATAATATTATAGCCTGTATGTATCTAAACCAAAAAACAAATATAAAATGTATAACGACAGCTGATGTTTGGCTAAAAAATCATATTGTAGAACTAATCAATAACAAAGTATACGGAATTAGATTTAAAAATATCAACGCTCTCAAATTATTCTATGAAACAGACAAAGTTATCTGATAAAATATTTATAAGTATAGCTTCATATAGGGATCCTGAACTTATTCCTACAATTGTAGACTGTATCGAAAAAAGCGACAAGAAATCTAGATTACATTTTGGAATATGTCTTCAAGACTCTAAGGAAATACTATATAAAATCAAACATATTAAGAAAACATATAATGTTAATTTTTCTATAGATTTTCATAATTGGAGAGATAGTAATGGAACATGCTGGGCAAGATATAACGTTCAACAAAAACTATATAATGGTGAAAAATATTATTTGCAACTAGATTCTCATCATAGATTTATTCCTCAGTGGGATTCTGTTCTAATAGATTTGTTGCAAAATAAACAAAATGATGGTAGTCATAAACCTATTATAGGTGGATATTGTCCGTCGTATAGATTAGATGGTACTTGTGATGATGGGGTGATACAGATCAATTCTTATGATACATTTACTGAAGATGGAGATATTGTCTTTAGACCAATTACTATAAGACAAGCATCGTCTCTTATAAGTTCCGGGTTGATCACAGTACCAGCAAGATTTTTATCAGGTCATTTTATTTTTACATTGGGTGAGTTTTGTAAAGAATGTTTATATGACCCAAATCTTTATTTTAGGGGAGAAGAGATATCTTTAAGTGCTAGAGCATATACTCATGGATACGATTTTTATCACCCATTATTTCCTATAATATGGCATTTTTATCTTAGACCCAATGAACATAAACATTGGGATAATCACCAAAATGGTAATGGTTTTATGATTAGTGCAGAAAAAAGGGGTGTAAGGGCCAAAGAAAGAATTAGAAAATTATTAGGTATAGAACCAAATGATATTAATTTTGGTATTTATGATTTAGGAAAAACTAGATCACTACATGAATATGAGAAATACTGCGGTGTTTCTTTTAAAGATAAAGATATTCATAAGTATGCTTTTAATCCAAGAAATGATGCGCCATTTGCATATATAATGTCTGACGAGGAATGGTCAAACAATATGCTATTAAAGAAAAAGATTATGGTCAAATTTGACAAATTTTTCTTAACATACATTAATCCAGATATAGAATTTATTACCCTGTGTATAGAAGATAATGCAAATAAGTTATTATTTAGAAAAGACCTAAAGGATTATGATATTGTATCTATCATAAAAAATAATTTGATATGGCAACAAAATATTGGAATAGAAAAATTACCTCACCATGCAGTAATAATACCTTATTATAAGAGTAGTGGATATGGCAAAAGAACCACAATAGATAGTATAGACTATTATGATAGCAACTAATAAATCTTTATTCTTGTTAAGAAATCATGGACAGTATCCTAATCTTTGTATCAAAACACTATATACTGTGTTTTCACAGCATAATATCGACCCGTACTGTGCATTAATAACAGATATATCACAGAATACTATTCATAATAATACATATCAAAAATTAATTCATTTAATTAAAGATCATTTTATAGATTATATTAATCATAAAAAACTATTAATTATTGAAAATATCAATCATTTTGATATAACCAATGTTATAAAAAACTATGGTTTACTAGGATATAATTTTTATTTTCCGATAGAATGTCAAAATATCTATCTTCACAACTATAGTAAAAATATTATTGATTTTTTACAATCCAATCATTATGATGCTACAAATGTTAAATCTATTTATGGAATAGATATTAATAATAATTTTATATCTCACCCCCCACATGAAAATATTGTTTATACAAAGCAGGCTATTATTAATTCTATTAGATCTACTACAAACAACTATACTAGTCAAGAATATATGCCATATGTATATACAACTAGTAATAAGTACAATATTATTGATCAAAACTTTAACTTGGTATGGATAGAAGAACAATCAAACAACCCATTACAAAATTCATATATTTTCGTATATAAAAAAAATAATAAGGTTTTCAATATTACAAATAATATTCATGGGTTAGTCGAAGATATTACAGAAACGAAAATGGTATTAAACTGGAATATTGATCAGGTTTATAAAAAATATACATACGAATTAAATGAAAATAATATCTTTATAAATATTGAGCATGAATAGTATTGATTATACTATTATATTAGATAAATATACATCATTATATGATGATATCATATATTTTAAAAAAATAGAATCTTCTTTATTAGATACTAGATTAGTAGATCATATAATACAACACGATCATTTGGATGTTGTATACACATCTAACTTTGTTACTTTACATCTTTTAGCAAATCACATCAAAGATCTATCATACGATACTAATCTATTAATTATAGATAAAAGTTATTACAATAAATCTAATCTAGAAAAAATTGATCATTTTATAAAGACAAAAAACCCAATAATTTTTAGCACAAACAACATCTGCTTGTATGCAACAAAACAATATATTGATCAATTTCTACAAGTTCCGTACATTTTACAAAATAGATGGTATGATGATATAGAGAGTATCAATGCTAATATTTTGTGTTTAGAAAATTTCGATAGCTGGGAAAGTGTTTTTGGATAAATATACAAATTTTAATAAATAAAAGTGTATTAACAAAATAACTTCCCAATACTCTAAATGGAGATAAAAATGGCTATTTCACAAATAGTAGCTGCTAAAGCATCAGACGGATCAGATTATAGTACAGTACCACCAAATGCTAGTGGTAGTGGTGCTGGTGGAAATGGCGGCTCTGTTACAAGAGGTGGCACAGTAGCATCATCTTTATTAGATAATGTTGATGTGACTCGTCATAACACAGATGTTTTTGGTTCAACAGTCCTAGATAATAGTTGGGCGGACGAAGCACTTTCTGCTGGTACATTCGCATATGACAACCAATCTCCAGTTGCTAAAAGATTAACTAGTAGTCTTTCTGGAGTATCAAACACAATATTGCGTAGCGGTGCTGCTGTTCCAGAAAATGTTCGTAGTATACATAAATTAGAAACACTAAGAAGTCGTAGATATACTACTGCTATCAGAAATGGTAAATACAACGAATATACTGGCGAATTTGATGGCGGATTCCCTGTTGTGGCTGTTGATACTTTGGCTACAGATAATGCTGCTAATCCAACCAGAACTAGTCCTGGTCAACTCACCTATAAAGGTGGAGCACTATTACCTGTTACGAATAATGATTATAAAGAGAAAACTGGCTGATTTATATATCTATAATTAATTTCTCAAGAAAACCAGCAGTGATATCATTGCTGGTTTTTTATTTAGTGTATACTAATATATTCTAATAAGGAGATAATATATGGGTGAAACTCTCATTGATTTTTGGCAAACTGTCGCCACAACTTCTGTGGGTATTATAGTTACAATGATTGGTTTTTGGGTTGCTGTTGGTCGTAATATGGCTACCAAAAGCGATGTTTTGCATATGATAGAAACTCAAAGTCCATATGCTCAAGATCGTCAATTTATTATGGAAAGATTAGCAGCAAGCAAAGAAAGTCAAGTAGCGTTTGCTAGCGCCTTACAAAGAAATACCGAAGTTATGAATGAGCTTAAAATTCAATTAGTCACATTGGGCAAAACACTAGAAGCACTAGAAGAAAGAATAGAAAGGGCATAATATGGCAAATGATATTACAGTTGCAATTAGTGGTAATGATATTAAAAATGGAACATTAATAGTATCAGCAACTATGACTGGAGAATATTCATTATCAAACGTTTATGTAAATAATAGTCCTACTCTAGCCGAGATAGAATCCAAATATGATGATCGATTCGACGATCCTAGTTACTATTATGGTGCGTAATGTCGGATATTGCCAAAGCTATTCCAGCAAATGAGATAAGTAATGGTAATATTGTTATTTATCCAAATACCACAATTAGTTATAATAGTGATCAATCAGATATAGTAGAAATAGCAGATATAGACCTATATGAAAATAGATTTGATAATAGAGTATACTGCTTTTCTGTAACATGTTCTCATTCACACGCTGGCATTATTATGGTTGGTTGGGAATATGGAACAAGGTGTTTAGATGCGAGTGGTAGTGGTTGCGGCGGAGATCCTACAGGATTTGGACCTCCTCATCAAACATATTTTTATGGAGATGAAACAGTTGTATATGAGGATAATATTTGGAAATATAAAAATTTATCAACAGTTATTGCTCAATCATCAGATGGTCCACATTATCCATGGGACGCTTTATGGAATAGTCCTTTTGAAGGTATAAAATGGTGTGTAGCTAATCAAGATAGATATTACTAAATATATAGTAGGACGCCATGAGACAATATAGGATTGCATATATAAATGAACAATTTAAATTACAATCAATAGATGGTAATTATAAAATCAAAACTGTTTGTAATACTGTTGGTTGTGCTGGTGCTGATGAGAATGCAGAAGTTGTAGATTGTGGCCTAATTGATCCAGAATGTTATTACGATTGCGATCTATGTGAATGTATTTGCAACAGTAGTAGTAGTGGTAGTAGTGGAGAAGGTTAATTTGGTGTATATAATATTAACCCTTTTTGGAGAATATCTATATGAAACCTGGTTATCGTACTAGCGAATTTTGGTTTACTCTAGTCAGCTTTATCTTTAGTGGATTGTATCTTACTGGAATTATTAATGATAGTCAAAATAAAGATGAATTAATTAGTGTAGTAAGCCATGCTGTAGAAAGTTGTATTTTAATCAGTGGTCAGTTTGTTATTCTATACAAATATATTAATGCAAGAAAAAATGTAAAAGCAGAAACAATTGTCAAAGATAGTAGCGCAAACAAACAGGAGAAAACAAATGAGTCAACCAGAAAACGCAAACCAGCTACTAAAACCAACAAGCCAAGAACTAATTCTAAAGGAAGTAGAAAAACTTCTAAGTGAAACCCAAAAATCTTATCAAGACATTAAGAGATTTACTCTAGAACAAACATGGAAAATTCTACAAATATTAATTTCTACTGTTATTCAGGTTATTGAAATTATAGGACAAGATTTAACAGGACCAGATAAAAAAGAATTAGCGATGAATATTATTTCAAATTTTTATGATACTATTTTTTTAGTAATAGATATTCCTGGTATACCTAATTTCTTAGAAGCATACCTACACAAGTATGTGAAAACCTTGATAATGATTTTTGTATCTTCTACTATAGATAGTATGGTCAGGGTCTTCAGAGAAGTTGGTGTTTTTAAGAAAAAAATACAATATCAAGGCATTTTCCCAGTATGAGGTATAATTTATGAATTTTACTGAAAGTTTTCAAGAGTTTAGTAGCAGATTAACGACTACAGATTTGATGGTTTATGGTGGGGCAGGTCTAGTTATATTTATTCTGTTCAAAGATAAATTGTCTCCATTTACTTCTACTGTATATAAACTATACGAACAATTAATATCAAAGATTAAACCAACAGTATCTCCAGTAGTTACTGTTGTAAGTAATAATGTTGTTGCATCTAATAACGATAATGCTTTTATAGAACTTATACATAATTGGAAAACAACAAGAGATTGTGCTCAGAAAATGGGATGTTCAAAAGCTGTGGAAGTATTAGATACTGTTTTTCCATATCTAAGTCCTAATACCTGTCAAGCAGATGGTGGTGCAAAATGAAAAATAAAAATCTACTCTTACTAGTTGTAGGTATTTTACTATTAGGGTATGGTATTGTTTCAAAAGTATATGTTCCTCAAAATAACAATACTTCAGTAATAGTTGTTGCTCCTTTGGATAATGACTTAAAAAATGATTGTGGTCCAATTATAGAAGCATTTAAAAATGGTTCTGCGGATAGAAATATTGATGGTATCAAACTAAGTAGTCTATATAGTGATTTAGCCAAACTAATAGCTTTGGAAGAAACTAATGAAATAGTAAAAAGTACTATAGAAATTAGAGAAGCTAATAAATTAGCTGGATTGCTATATGATTTACGCCTCAAAGATAAATATCCTGATTTAGCAAAAGAAGCAAATGCTTTAGTTGTTAAGTATATTGGAGATGATAATGTTGTTCTTGATGATCATTTAAGAAAAAAAGCTGTTGATGTTTTTAATGCTTTGTCATGGGCCTGTTATGAGGGTAGTAAATAATGGCAAGATATTCGGCTGAAGAACTATTAAAATTATATAAAAGTGGTTTTCAAGGATGTTTGTGGGAACCACATATTTTTGAAAGCCTATTAGAAAATTCTAAGTATGGTTACTTTAGTGATGGATCAAAAAGAATAACTGGAACAGGAAAAAATAAACTATCTACTCCATATAAAAGCGTATTAAAATTTGATAAAAATCCATATAACGAAAGACAAACTACTGGAGATTGTGTTAGTCATTCAACGCGTAACGCTGTAGATGTTACTCGTGCAGTAGAAATAGATCTTCAAAAACACAAAGAGTCTTGGATAGCCAGAGGAGCAACAGAAGCAATATATGGTGCTAGAGGACATGGCGGACAAGGCATGAGTTGTGCTAGAGCAGCAGAATTTGTTAGTAAGTATGGTGGCGTATTAGTTAGAAAAGATTACAAAGGAGTAGTCGATCTTAGTAAATACCAAGGTTCTTTGGGGGCGAATTGGGGAGGACGAGGATTACCAGATAAAGTTATAGATCTAGCTAATGATCATCAAGTCAAAACAGTGAGTCTAATACGAACCATAGAGGAAGCTAGAGATGCTCTAGCTAATGGTTATGGTATTAGCGTATGTAGTATGTATGGATTTAGTAATAAAAGAGATAGTAAGGGATTCGCAAAACCACAAGGATCGTGGGCTCATGCTATGGCATGGATAGCCTGCGATGATACCGGTAATGAACCATCATTTCTTGTGCAAAATAGTTGGGGTAAATGGAATAGCGGAGGACATCCATCTTGGGGACCAATACCAGATGGTTCTTTTTTAATAACAGCAGATGTTGCACAAGGTATGTTAGATGGTAATGGTGCTTATTCTTTTAGTGATTTTGATGGATTTCCTTTACAAAAACTACCAGATTATGGTTTTGATTATTTAGAAAGGTAATGTTATGAGATTGCTCGATAAACTAGCATTAAATCGGTTGGTAGGTATGATTCTAACTTTTGTGCTATCCGTAATCAAATTATTTATTCCAAAAACAAATGGTGACTCACCATCAGAACCAACAGTACTACCCTTAAGAAAAAGAATATGGAAAAGAAATAAAAAATGAAATCAGTAATATATGTCCTACTTATATCATCTGTACTTTTTGCATCATACAAATATGATGGTTCTTCTACAGCTCCTGTAATTTTGGCTGGTGCAGTAATCAAGAATATGAATAATGAACCAGAAAAAAAATATCCTAGAAAAAATTGTCCAGTATGTAAAGGGACTGGCAAATATTTAAGTGGTGATGGTATAAAGATGGTAGATTGTGGTTATTGTATTCCAGATAAAGAGAATAAATAAATATGAATATAGATCCTAAACTAGAAAATTTAGCAAAAAAAGTTATTAATAAAGCTAACATTAAGAATGAAACATATGGTATAGATCCGATTACTATCATTCTGGTTATAAGTGTTATTTTAACTTTGATACGTGTTATACAGGAATGTCGTAAAAAGCGCACACTAGATGATAAGATGAGTGAGGCACTAAATTTGCGTCATACAATAGTTAATTTGAGTATCAAAAATAATTGGTTAAATAACTATAGACTAAATAAAATTCTTAAACAACACTTAAGCAAAAAACAGTATCAACAATATGGAGTGAGTTTAAAAAATGCCATCATGGAAGTTGGTAAAAATCTTGATGATGATGAGTCTTTAACACTTCTGGAGGCAAGTAATGTTTAATTTATTAATATGGGCTGTATATGGAATATTTGTTGGAAGCATCGCAAAAACTATAGTACCCGGAGAAGAAAAAATGGGATTTTTCCAAACTATAGCATTAGGGGTAGCTGGTTCTTATGTTGGTGGAGCAATTATGTATATGTTAGGATCATACTCTGTAATTTCTCCAGCAGGAATATTTATGGGTGTTGTTGGCGGTGTAGTAGCATTACTGTTATATAAAAAATTGTTGTGATCATCCGATCAAGCAAACTATTGACAAACACAACTGATCGTGTATCATACTAGTATCCCATGAGGAATACATATGAGACCTGACGATTGGATTGCATATTATATTGGACTGGCGCATATAGTTTCTAAAAAAAGCCACGACACACAAACCCAACATGGCTGCATAATCACAGATAGAAAAAATCGTGTTCTTAGTATAGGATATAATGGATTTCCTAGAGGTATAGATGATAGTATCTTACCAAATACTCGTCCAGAAAAATATCCTTGGATGATTCATGCTGAAAGAAATGCTCTATCCAACTGTGTTATTAGACCAGAAAACGGTATAGCATATGTTACCGGCCAATGCTGTAATGATTGCATAATGGCATTATGGCAGGAAGGAATATCGACTGTTTATATGCACAATAGACATGGATCATATTTAATAGATAATTCTCAAAAACAAATATTCGATAAATTTATTCAGCTAACTAATATGGAAATATTTTATGTAACACCAAAATTAACATGGCTAAATAGTGTAATACAAGATATTCAAAATAATGGAGAAAATTAATGTCAGCCCTACAAGAACTACAGTCTTATACATTTGTTAGTAAATATGCTCGATGGATAGAAAAAGAAAACCGCAGAGAAACATGGAAAGAAGCGGTTGAACGAGTAAAAAGTATGATGCATACTAAATATGCCAATACTGATATAAAAGCAGAAATTGATTGGGCATATGATTTAATGTATAAGAAAAAGGTTCTTGGGTCTCAAAGAGCATTACAATTTGGCGGAGAACCAATATTAAAACGTAATGCCAAAATCTATAATTGCACAGCATCATATTGTGATAGACTAAGATTTTTTCAAGAGTGTTTTTGGCTATTATTGTGTGGTAGTGGTACAGGCTTTAGTGTACAAAAACATCATGTGGCAAAATTACCCACACTATCTCATAAGCCCAAAGATCCTAATAGGGGCATGAAATATACTGTAGAAGATAGTATCGAAGGATGGTCCGATGCTTTGGGTGCTTTGCTTAGTTCATATTTTACTAAAGTTTCGGAAAATAAATTCAAGATGTATCAAGACGAATATGTAATATTTGATTATTCTAATATTAGACCCAAAGGTTCAGATTTGAGTTCTGGTGTTGGAAAAGCCCCAGGTTTTGAACCTTTGCAAAAAGGATTAGAAAAAATTAGAACACTATTAGATAAGTGCATAGCTAATGGTCAGAAAAAACTAAGACCAATAGATGCTTATGATATAGTTATGCATAGTAGTGATGCTGTTCTAAGTGGTGGTGTTAGACGATCTGCTAGTTTAGCATTGTTCAGTCCTGATGATGATGAAATGACAAAAGCAAAAACAGGAAATTGGTATCTAGAAAATCCACAAAGAGCACGTAGCAATAATTCTGCTTTGCTTCTAAGAGACGAAACTAGTTTAGAACAATTTGCTAGTTTAATGCAATCTGTTAAAGAATATGGAGAGCCAGGATTTATATGGGGCGACTCAACAGAAATGGTATTCAATCCTTGTGTAGAAATTTCTTTGTGGCCCGTAAATGAAAAAACAGGAGAGAGCGGCTGGCAAGGGTGCAATCTATCAACTATTAATTGTGCATCAATCGTAGACGAAAATGATTTTTATGAAAGATGCAAGGCTGCTGCTATTATAGGAACACTACAAGCTGGATTTACCGGATTAGAATACTTAGGACAAAATAGCGAAGAGATCTTTGAAAGAGAAGCATTATTAGGTGTTTCTATGACAGGTATTATGGAAAAACATGATTTGTTATTAACAGAAAATGTACTTAAGACCGGAGCAAAAATAGCAGTTGATACAAATAAAGAAATTGCACGAAAAATAGGGATAAATCAGGCTGCAAGAGTAACCTGTTTAAAACCAGAAGGCACTAGTAGCAGTATGCTTGGTACATCTTCTGGTATACATCCACATCACGCTAAACGCTATATCAGACACGTACAGACCAATGTTTTAGAAGCACCATACCAACACTTTAAATCTTATAACCCACAAGCGTGTGAAAAATCAGTATGGTCAGCAAATAATACTGATGAGGTTATTAAATTTCCAATAGAAGTTCCAGACGGAGCTAAACTAAAGAATCAATTACCAGCAGTAGAAATGTTATCAATAGTCAAAGATACCCAAAAAAATTGGGTTCACTCTGGAAAAAATAGATCATTATGTACTAAAGACTATTTGTGTCATAATGTTAGTAATACCGTTACTGTTAAGCCAGAAGAATGGGAGGATGTTACTAACTATATATATGAAAATCGTAAATATTTTGCTGGAATTAGTCTTATTCCTCAAAGTGGGGATAAAGATTATCCTCAAGCACCATTTACTACTGTTTATACAAGTAGAGAAATAGTGAAAGAATACGGAGATGCTGCTTTGTGGTGTTCTGGTCTTATAGAATTAGCACTAAATGCTTTTGATAGTAATTTGTGGGCTGCTTGTGACTATGTTAATCTTAACCAAGCAAAAGAAAATGATAGTCAAGATAAACTGAAATTTATGACCAAAATGAAAAATTTTGCTGGTAAATATTTTGAGAGCGATGTTAAGAGATTGACCTATTGCATGAAAGATGTTTATAATTGGAAAGTTTATTGTGATCTATTTTATAGTTTTAAGAAGGTTGATTATACTCAGTTATCGGAAACAGAGGATAACACCGTAGGAATAGAGGAAATTAGTTGTGCTGGTGGCGCGTGTCTAATTTAACTATTCTTATGAAGGGTAAAACCATTGAGAAAAAAAAGCAATAAAACTAAAAAACCTATTGATCTCACCAATTCTATTACTCCTGATGTTAATACTTTTAATTTTAAGAACCGATTAAGACCTAAAAGTAATAATCAAAAAGATTATATAAGAACAGTAGCAGAAAATACTATTACATTCTGCCAAGGAGTTGCTGGTACTGGTAAAACACATATTGCTATTGGCATGGCTTTAGAATATTTAGCAGAACAAAAAATTAAAAAGATTATTATTACTAGACCAGTTATTGAAGCAGGAGAAAAGATAGGTTATCTTCCAGGTACAGCAGAAGAGAAAATTCATCCTTATTTATTGCCAGTATTAGACGAGGTAAATCATTTTATTTCATTGTCACTATATAATAGTCTAAAGTTAAATAATCAGATAGAGATTGTTCCTCTTGGATTAATGAGGGGCCGAAGTTTTCATGAATCATTTATTGTGGCCGATGAATGTCAAAATGCTACATACGATCAATTAAAAATGTTATTGACACGTATCGGTCGAGATAGTAAAATGGTATTGACTGGTGATATTAGACAATCGGATTTGAACAGAAATTTACAAGGTGGATTTAGAATTATAACAGATATATTAAAAGATGCTAATAGTATCGGATTTAGTTATCTAGAATCTAGCGATATTGTTAGAAATCCAATTATTGCTGATATAATGTCTAAAATAGAAAATTATGAGTCAAAACAAACATAAGCATTGTTTGGTATTGAATGCTGACTATTCCCCGTTATCAATTGTGGACTATAGAAAAGCAATAATTTTTTTATATAGAGACGATATACTCAATAGCATTGAAGTAATGCACTATCATAAGGATGATTATATACAGGGTGTGAATTATACTGTACAAATACCATCTATTATTCGCATCAAACAATATTTGTCTGTATATACTTGGAAAGTAAAATTTTCTAGAAATAATCTCTTTTTAAGAGATAACTATAAGTGTCAATATTGTGGAAAACATATGGAAAAAAATGCTTTAACATATGATCATATTATTCCAAAATCACAATATAGACCTAAAGATGGTGATACCACATGGACCAATATAGAATCCGCTTGCATTAGTTGTAATCGTAAAAAAGCTAATAAGACACCAGAACAAGCAAATATGAAATTGATGACTTCTCCAATACAGCCGATGAAACAGAAAAAATACTTGTCCATCCATCGCACACTATCTACTATAAATATGCCTATGGAGTGGATAGATTATATTCGTTAATATGCCAACATATTCTTATCTTTGTGATAGTTGTAAAAAACCATTCGAACTATTTGCCTACATAAAAGACTATGTCCCTAATCCATGTTGTATTCATTGTCAAAGCAATAATACTAATAGATATTATCAAAATGATTTATTGAATATAAGTGCTTCCATTATCAAGCACGATTCGGAATTGAAGACCATAGGAGATATAGCAAATAGAAATAGAGATAGAATGAGCGATGACCAAAAGGCTCATCTACAGGCCAAACACAACGAATATAAAGAACAAGAATCACAAAAACAATTACCACAAGGTATGTCTAGAATTAAAAAACCGAATAAAATTAAATGGAGATAATATGGATTTCACATACCAAGCAAAAAATTCTGATCACCAAAACGATATTGATAATATAGCATATTTTTATTATACGCTATTTGGCAATCATTCCGATATAGATCATGAAGGAAATCCAACTTTACGAACCGATAGCAATAAAGTTTTTGCTAAAAAAATGATCGATAATGATAATATAAAATATTTCATTAAGGTTGGAATCTATGGCAGGATCTACAATCCTATTGGACTATATAGTGAGGGTAGACATACTAAGTTCTTAACAAAAACTGGCAAAAAAGAATACGAATTCAAACAGGTATCTAAAAAGATATTCGACATGTACTTAAATTTTCTCAGATCAAAAAACATAGCATGGCTACATAATGCAGAAAGAGAGATGACATGAAAAAGCTAACAAAAACACAGCAATATGCCATATTACATTTGTTATCTAATAACACAACACCAGAACAAATATCATTTGATCTTAAAATAGAATATGAGCTGGTTAAAAAATTTGTGGAAAAAAATCAAACAATATCTACAGATAAACCAATCAACACTAAAACATCAAAGATTACATCAAAAGATTTAATGATTTCACAAACCAGTGTTAAAGGAACTAAATCTGTATCGATAATGACCAAAGAGGCATCTCAGGTAAATGATGAATTCAAGAAAAATACGCCATCGACAACAGTTTCCAGAACAGCACGTAATGCTATTCACAAGCCTAATGACAAATAAATATCCATCGAAGTATTCAAACAATAAAACAGTATCGGCTGCTCAATACATAACAGAAATTATTTGTGAAAAAAAAGCTAAGTTAGATAACAAGGATTTACACTATAGATTCTGGTTGAGCAAAGAGTGGTCTCAATTTTTTAGGAATCAAATAGCTTCTGCTCATAAACTAATAAAACAATATGGCGACAAACCTGTTATTAGGGCTCTAGCCAACAAGAGAGCAGAAAAGATTTATTCCCTCAGAGCGCCACATCTGAAAGATATTATAGAGTATGAGAAGAAACAACTTCAGTCAGAAAATACAGAAATATCTACTCAACTAGATAGACAAACAAAAACAGTATTTAGACAAAGTAGATCAAATAAAAATATCATATCAAAAATAGAGGACATAGATCATGGGTCTTAAAGAAGATGTATCAAAAACATTTGGATCGGAAGTTATATTAACTGGTAATGCTGTAGTCGATAAAGACTTAATTACTATCCCTGTGAGTCCATCGCTAGATGTTGTATTAAATGGTGGCATTCCAGAGGGTAGTTTCGTAATCTTGACAGGTCAACCCAAATGTGGTAAAACAACCACATCATTAGCATTTTGTGCTACTGCACAAAAACCAGAATATGCATATGGATCTTTTAAAGATGGTCGAGAAGTGTATTACCTAAATATTGAGGGTCGATTGAAAAAAAGGGACCTAGAAGGAATACCAGGACTTAACCTAGATAAATTTCATGTTATAGGATCTCAAACAGGTAAAATTCTTCATGCAGAAGAATATCTACAGATTGGTGAAAGAATCATTAATGAAATACCCGGATGTATAGTAATTATAGACTCATACTCTGCATTATGCACAGAAGCAGAAATTACTAGCGATATGAATAAAATGCAAAGAGCAGATGGTGCTAAATTATTGGCAAAATTTTGTAGGAAAGTAGCAAATGTTATTCCTGTCAATCGTAATATAGTAATTGGTATTACTCATCTTATGGGTAATCCCGGTACTGGGTATGCTGAATGGAAAGAAAAAAGTGGTCAGGCTATTGCATATCAAACAGATATAAAATTAAAGGCTACTTATTTTAAGCCATGGAATTTAACAGATGATTCTCCACAAATAGGACAAGAAATCGAATGGCAAGTATTATGCTCTGCTCTTGGTCCACCGGGTGGTAAAATTACTTCGTATTTGAGATATGGAGATGGAATAGATAAACAAATGGAACTACTGACCCTTGCAGTAGATATGGGTCTGATTTCTAAAGGCGGAGCATGGTATACTATAAGTAGTGTAGAGGATAAACCTAAGTTTCAGGGCTTAGAAAAAACTAGACAATTTTTAGTAGATAATCCAAAAGTATACGAAGATCTTTGGAATCAAATTAAAAACACCATGGGTTTGAAATGCAAGTAAAAGATTTAGATAATAATACTATACATTGGCAACTAATTGGAAATATTACTCATGGAATGGTTGGCAATAAATCTTCTTTACATCTTAAAGCAAGAGAATTAATACATGAGTGTTTTCCAACTCTACAGGTTTTAGAAGAGGTTCCTCTGCCTCTAAGAAAATCTGAAACTTTATATATGGATTTTTATCTTCCTTTAATAAAAACATGTATAGAAGTTCATGGTGAACAACACTATAAATTCAATAGATTTTTCCATAACTCTGTATTAGGATTTATGAAACACAAAAAAAGAGATGAAAATAAAAAAGAGTGGTGTGCTATTAATAATATCAAATATATAGAACTACCCTATGATCAAATAGAAATATGGAAAGAATTAATCAAAACATGAATACTAAAGAACAAGTTAACGAATGGGATAAAATATTAGACGAATATGAAACCCAGTTGGGTATGGGTGGATATAAACCAGATCAGTTCTCTGATACTGAACTTAATCAATATTTGTTTATGTCAAGAGATGAATTAGAAAAATTAACACCAGAGGATTGTGCAACTATCTCATATAGATTAGGCCAATTTGCTTTTCATATTCAAAGATCTATTAATAGGGAAATAGCTCGTTATAATTGGTCAGAAGAAAATATTAAAGAGACTATTGCAGACGATATAAATAATTATAAGGGATATGGTTATATTGAGAAATCAACCCAGGCCATAAAACATAATGAAAAAGCGAATGCTCTAAATAAGATCAAAAAATATGCTAAACAAAGAAGTGACAGACTACAGTATATAGCCAACAGTATTAAAAACCTATCAGATATACTACTCTCTATTTTAAAGACAAAGGTGAAACATGGATCTATCTCCTGATCAAATTCAACAAATGATCAATATGCTACAACAAATGTTAGATACTCAATCATCAGACACAACCCATAAGATTAAATCTAATATTAGAACCAAAAAAGCATCATCAAAACAATCTACATATGTCAATAAGTTTGTTGATATGCCTGAGCATAATATGCATAAAGACGACGTAGAAATTGATAAAAAGCTACATAAACAACCACCAGTACCACGAAAAAGAAAAAATTCGTTAGTGTCTGTCCAGTGCAGGGTTTGTGGCAAAAAAGATCAAATCAGTGCGTCTATTATAGGAGACAGGGACCGTTACAAGTGCAACAAATGTTCAATATCAGCAGGTTAAAATAAAATGATGTTATCAGATTCCGCCGCTGAAAGAGCGGTATTGAGTGGTATATGTTCTTTTGGTGAAGAAGCCTATATAGAAATAGCAGATATTATATCTGAATCTACGTTTACTATAGATAGTAATATTTATCTATATAAGTGTATTAAGCATATTTTGTCACAAGAAGAAAAGACCAAGTTAGATTTAGCATCTATACTATCTTCTGCGCAAGAGATTGGGTTATCTAACATTCTTTCCAATAAGGATGAAATCCAACATTTGAAAGCTATACTAAGTTTTCCTGTTGAGAAAAATAACCTTAAAAAGTTTGCAACCAAGATCAAAAAACTAGAAATCGCTAGACTATTAAACAATCAATTACAACAAGCACAAAGTAAAATACAAAATATTTCTGGTTCAGAAAGTATTAGTAGTATTATTGGTATCGCTGAAGATAGTGTTTTTAACTTTGTCAATACAATAGACGAAGTAGATAATAATCCAGAATTTATAGGCAAAAATATCGATGAGTATATCGAATATCTTGGAACCAATCCAATTGATCAGGTAGGTATATCTACAGGATTTCCGATATACGATCAGGCTATTGGTGGTGGTCTAAGAAAAAGCACAATTAATGTTATTGCTGCTAGGCCCAAAACTGGTAAAACATTGCTATCTGATAATATGGGTTTTCATATAGCTAATAAATTACAAATACCAGTATTAAATATGGATACCGAAATGACAAAAGAAGATCATATC